TAGAGCTTTATAGTGTTTACGTTTAATCTTCATACAAATTTATAAAATATACTTCTCCATCTGTTTCTATTGTGGCATTCGCTGCCCAAATAGTAATATAACCATTCATGTACTCAGTTACCATATAGAGTTGACCATCCTCATGCACTTCTAAACAATAGCTATATACGTTCTCCTCCATGCTCCTCCACTAATCTATTGTATCCTGCTATCATTCTTTGATAGTATCTTTGCTTGCATATTCCACAACCTAGATTCAATCTAATATTTTTATCCTCCTCAATATATTTAAGAAATAAAGCAGCTATTGCCTTGTTTATCTTAGGGTCTCTACTTATAGCATTCAGCTTTTTGTAGGCTTTTAAATATGGTAGGTAGTCTTTTATCTCGTCAAATAATGGATGCTCTTGTTTTATTCCTGTAAACGGGGTTAACTCCTCTACTCCATGCGCTACATCAGGCATCGCATCTAACCACTCTAAGAGAACTTGTTTAGGCATTCCCTTAGTGTTTATTCCTAGCTTAGTTGCATAGCTCTTTAAAGCTCCCCATTTTAGTTCTCTGTAATCCATTAGTCTTGTTTTGCGAAGTATAAAAATATAACCATATAACTCAAGTCCATAAATACAATAGTAAAAGCTATACCTATCCAGAAAGACAAACAATAAGCACAGCTCACAGGCTTAAAATCTAAAGTGTAAAGTATCTTACTAATCGGCTCATAAACATATTTAAACCCCTCTTTAGTTGAAAAGGTTTGTTTAAATAGACTAGTCCATCCTAGTATCGCCAGTATTGATATTATAATTATGCTCATTTGTTTTGTTTTCTTAATTTGTTATAAATGCTTTCCATTCGTTCCTTAGCTGTTGCTCTGTGGATTCCTGTGTGGTCTGAGAATAGTTTTATAGATAAGTTTCTTTTAACTATTTCTTCGACCCAAATACGCTCCATTTCGTCTAACTGTTTAACTTGCTCTAAATACTCCTTATAAACATTGTTACTAATATACGGAATATCTTTTAACTTTAAGTAATCTAGCTCTGTAGATTCTTGCAAAACATTGTCAAAGTGCAAACGGTTAAACTCAGAACCAGACAAGTGAAACATCTTATAAGCTACCACAAATATAAACCCATCTATTTTGTTTAGGTTACTAGGCAGCTCATGAGTCAAAAAATATATGTTAACCTCCTGAGATAAGTCTTTCCAAATGTCAGAATGTTTGCAAATATTCTTACAAGCTGTTTCTATTACAAGCTGTTTCTCTTTTATAAAACTTTCGTTCACGTTTGCAAATATACTAAAATTATTTAATCAACTACAACTATGTTTTTACGTAAATCATTCATAGATGTTTCAACTAATAGAGATAGTTCTTCTAGCTCATCTTCTGTAAAATTAGCTTCAAATTTATTTAGTATGCTTGTGCCTTGTCTTATCCAGTTATTAAATAGTTGCTTTGCTCTTTGCTTTTCTACTCCTATTAACATACTTTTCTGCTCTATAGTTGCTTTGAATAGTCCGATTAATATTAACCATTCTACTGCGTTTTTATCTTCTAGTGTTTTCTCCATTGGTGGGTTTATTTTGTCAATGTGTTTTAAGAGGTTTAACTGCTTCATATATTATTAACAAAATATATTTGCTTTTCTTCATTACAACTACTTAACTCTATATAAGTTTTGTTTTCTTCAGGAAAAGTGTGTATGGCAAAGTGGCTTTCGCTTAACAACCATAGTCCAGTCCATCCTTGAGGTTTAAAGTAGTGCTCTTGAAAACTTAGAACTCCAAAATCGCTAAAAATTAATAACTCATTAAACTTATCTTTTAATTTCTTTGGGTTAGTTTCCTCTAGCCATTGGCTATGCTTAAATATTTCCGCTTTCATTGTATATTGCTCTTTAATCATAATGCTCATTTTTTGGTATTAGTTCGCTAAAATTTTCTTTTATTTTCTTTGGGTCTCCTTTATAAAACACTAATACGTTTTGATGTCTCCTGCCTACTTTTCTGCCTGAGTTCATGTGTCTACCTGTTCTCATTGGCAAAGTACCAACACTATTAACTAAAATAATATCATTGTAAAACATATACCCAGCTTCAACCATTAAAGCAATAGTTTTACCTACTAGCTGAATATACTCGCCTTTTTTATTTCTTACTTCACTTGTTACAACTACAGCAAACCTATCGTTTTTCAACTTCTTATATGTATTCTGTAATATTTTAGAGTACATTTTAAAAAAATCTTCATGGCTCATTGTACTTAAATCATCCTCTAAGTCGCTATATACTTCTAAGTCTGCATAAGGAGGGCAGCTAAAAACAAAATCTTTACTTTCATTCTCAATATATTTATCCATATTTTCAGAGCTATCACAAAAATATTTAGCGGGCAAACCATTAATATCACATTGTAGTTGATTAAAACTAGCTTGCTCCTCTCTTAATTCTATCCCCTCAAAAGGTCTTTTTAAAAAAGCACTAACAAAACCAAAAACAGTATCGCCTGCGAAAGGGTCAAAAGTTTTAAAGTTTTCCTCTGTAAACCACTTAATAATTAATTCAGCAAGTACAGAATCTAAAATACTACTACCTTGCATTTTGTTCATCACATCCTTTTTACTTTCAGAGCCACCTAAAACCCCTTCTCTAGCTTGTCCTTTGTCATTAATTAAAACATTCCATCTTTTTTTTCTTTTTTGCCAGTCTCCATCTACTGTATTTAAAATTGAAAAGGGCGCGACTCCAAAATAATCGCTCATAGTTCTTTTTGGGTCTGTTATTTTATTCCCAAATAAATCATAGTTTTCTGTTTTCATAGTTATTAGTTTAGTTTATATCTGCAATTTTAAATAGAATATTTCACTCTACCTAATTTTTTTATAACTTCTTAATCTTATCTTTATAAATTACTTTTAGCTCTATCAATTCTGGTATGCTGTACTTCATAGGCTTGCCTCTTAGCTTCTTTAGTTCTGCAAACTTACATAAACCTATTCTATTAGGTAGCCTTTCGGTATAGTCTAATAATGCTCCATGTCTGTGTTGATTGCAATATACACATTGTCCCTGAATATTGTCTGTATTGAATCTTAATTCTGGATTGCCTCCTGCGCTGTAGTAATGTCCTGCATCGTACTTTCCAATTAATGGAGTGCCACAGCTTATACATCCTTTGTCCTTATCTCTTAGTCTTACATATTTGTTTACTATTACCTGTAGCTCCTTAACATGGTCGGAATAAGTTTTTAGCTTATCCTTTAATACTTTCTTTTCTGCTTTCCACTCTTTGGCTTTTACTTTGTTTGTCCATTCTAAAATACAGCTAGGTTCTAAGCAAACTTTTTGGAGGAAGTACTTTGGTTCAAATTTATCTTTGCAAACTTTACAGCGTGGCATATTCTATTTTAAATTTATTTTCTACCACATTAAAACGTGGTCTAACAGTTTGTAAGTTTCATTAAAACGAAAACTTACATTTGTGTTATGTACAATATAGGCTTAGTTTAGTTCTTTTAATTAAGTTTAGTACTTAACCAAAAAAAAGAAAAAGCCCACGCTCCTTTGTTTTTATTAAAACAATTTGGTTTGAGATTTGTAAACATCAAAAGCGTTTAATCCATCTTTGAAATATTTACTATCTATTTCTATAATGTCAAGGTCAAAACCTTCTGAATCACACGCTATTGCATTTGTGTGGCTACCTCCGTGAGTGTCTATTATTCTATCTCCTTCTTTTGCGTAAATTTGTAATATCCATCTATACAAATCAACAGGTTTTTGTGCTTGGTGTATCTTTCCTCCTTGTGCTTTTCTAATTGCATTTTCCTTGTGTATTCCATATCTAAAGACTTGGGCTGGTTTTTTCAATCCCATACTTACCCAAGCATATTCAGCACTTGCAAAATTTGGCATATATTGCTGTTTATCCCAAACGCAAAAGTATTCTGATGGTGGTAATTCAAAATTGTTTGCTCCCCAAATTATTTGATTTTTAGATATTCTAAACAGTTCGTCAAAATATTCTTTTGTTGGTTTTTCATTATTCCAATTTTGCCCATCTTCACTTTTAAAACTTCCTCTTTTTGCATATACTCCAGTAGTTTCTTTAGATGCTTTTTTAAACCTCTCTAATCCATAAGGAGGGTCAACTATTGCTAAGTCGTAATAATTATCGGGTTTAGTTTTCATAAACTCTATATTATCACAATTAAAAAAATTAATCCCTCCCCTTTTTTCTTTTTTTACTTCTGTCATTTTTATTAAGTTTTGTGCTTTAAGTCGCCTATACAGTACATAACACTGTATAAAAAACATTAAAACGATTTTTTATACTATACGTTAGGTGTAATATTCACTAAGGTCAATGCTATTATCAACTTCATTGCCAAAAACCGCCCAGCCTTTTCGCTCACGTCTTGCAAACATTTCTAGTCGGGGTTCTTCGCTTACCGTTTCAATTAAGTCTTGGAAAAATTCAGGTTTTTTACTGTGTGCTTTCCACGCTCTTGATACTTCCCACCAAGTACTATCTACTCTTGTAACCTTTGGCATTTTTCCTTTTCGTGCAAGTATTAAAAATTCAGTTGTAGGGCAGTAAACCCCTCCTTGTCCTGTACCCATAGGTTTCTTGCACCAAGTCAATGTTTGGCAGTATTTTAAATCCCACGCTTTTAATACGGCAAAAGTATCGGGTAAATATTTTTGTGTAGTCCATACATAAACCTCGCAATTATCATTAGCCATATTATTAATAGGTAACTCTTTTATTTGCTGTATAGTCATCCAATCATAAGGCAAATCACTTTCTTTGGGTACGTGACCTTTATAATTTGGCTTACTCGCTTTGCCCCATTTGCCGTATTTCCAAGGCGGGTCTATTACTATCGTTTTATATTTCATATTTCGTTCTTTTAATCCGTTCATACTACACCTAACAATGTATATAAGCCATACAAGCACAGGCTCATATACTTAACGTTAATTTAACTGGTCTTTAATATATTGGATATACTTCTCTGTGTACTTTTGGTAGAACTCTGCAAACTGTTCTTTAGTTGGCTCTTTGCTCATCTTCTGTTTACAGTATAAATACAATACATTTCTTAGTCTTTCGCTCTGAGTCTTTCCATTTGGTTTGTCAAGTACAACTTTGTCTATTTGGTTTATTTCATCTGTAGAAAGTCCTTCGCTATCTTTAAAGTATAGTATTCCGTTACTGTCTAGTAGCTTATCTACTTCCATTAGTTCTGTACTGGACTGCTCCATAGTTGTAATAAATGAAATTTTTAAGCTCTTGTCTTTTCGTCTAGTTACACCATCTAGTGTACATTGTTTAAGTAGTTTCATGTCGTTTTGTTTTTATGTAGTTCTATGTATTCAGTTATGTTGTTTGTTCTTTGGTCTGCTAAATTAGCTCTAGTCCTTAGTTTACTGTTTTCTACAGACAGTTTGTATATCTGAGAATCTTTGTTTTTTAATTCTTTGCTGTACATTATACTCAAGTCATACAACTTGTTAATCTGTTCTAAGGCATTTTTAAGCGTGTTTAAGGTACTTTTAGCATCTTCCGATAGGGTAAGACCTTTTAAAGCTTCTTCTTTGCTTAGAGGCTGTTTATATGCTCCGTTCTTTTCTAGCACCCTTTCAATAAGAATGTTTAATTCTAGTTTTGTAGTTAGCTGTTCTAGTGTCATATTTTAAATTCTTCTTCTTCCATGTAACCATTTAACCAATCTTCGTCTTTTGTTGGCTTTGGTTCTATGGTATGGTTTATATCAAATGCTTTATTTGGTTTTAATTCCGTTTGTTTAGGTTCTACTACTGGCATATCGCTCAATGGGTTTTTAGCATTAGGCGGTAATATACTATAATCTTTTTGACGAATGTAACAATTAAAACTTAAACCTCCTTTATCCATATGAAATATTACAGGCGATTCCATAAAAGTAGGAGTACCTCCTGTTTCTACTTCTTTAATTTTGCGGATGTGTACTTCTGTTTTCATCCACTCGCTCTCATGCTGAGTTAGCCTGTGTATTACAATAAAATCGTCAGCTCTGTTTACCCACTTACCTCCTCCTTCAATATCGGATGCCATTAACGGAATAGGATGCCCATAAAAGTCGTGTCCTTTTGTAAATGTCTTTCTTAGTGCTTCTGTATTGCCATGAGCCAAAAGGTAAATAGACTTGTTATTTTGTTTGCAGAACATTCTAAACTCACTAGCTACTGCATAATCTCTTTCGTGGCTATTGCCTTTTATATCTTCGCAGGTTGCTAAACTATTGTAAGGGTCTATAACCAAAGCATCAAAGTACTCGCAATCTTCTAAAGCTGCTTTAAACACATCGCGAAAGTTCATAAACCTTTTATTAATTCTATAGAACTGTTCAAAGTCTATAAATTTAAAGTGTTCGCCTACCCAGTTAAAGTGGTATTCGTATTGCTGCTCGTCAAGTTCTTTAAGTTGTTTACCTGCATGGAGTTGTATTAAATCTCTTTTTATTCCTCCTGTGCTATTCTCAGCACTAAAGATTAAAAACTTTTTAGAGTGCTTTACAGCTAGGCAAAGGTAATAATAGAGTATAAATTTAGTCTTTCCTACGTTCGCATGACCTGCCATAACATTAAAAGTTCCTTGTTTGTACCTTAGATGAGAATCCAGAGGAGCTCCTATTTCTAAACCTAGTTTAAAACTTCCATCCCTAATAGAATCTAAATACTGTTTACCTGAGTTGTTTTCTAATATCATGTTCCTAGGTAGTCTTTAGGGTGTATAACTATTTTTTCTTTTTGCTTTTTAGGAAATTCCTTTAACCAATTTTTTGCAGTTAAATAAAGAGACTTATAGTTTTTATTGTTTTTATAATTCTCTATCGAATCTAATACCCCATCTATTTGCTGTTTGGTATATTCCTTATCTAACTTCCTTACCTCAGATACATAAATAGTTAAATGGTCAAACGACCTATATACTATTTCTTTTCTTTTCTCTTTCTCTTTCTTTTGCTTGGCTATAGGCTTAGGGATAGGCTTAACTATAGGCTTAGATGTAGGCTTGTTTTTTCCTCCTTTTCTACCTCCTCTAACTAAGTTTAGTCTAGGTTCGCAGCTTGGAATAAATAATTTCCAGCGAGTATCTTCTAAAGAGTTATCGGGTATTTCAATTAAAGATAAATCTTTTAAAGTTTCTAATATCTCCCATAAATCATCATAAGATATATCCCACTTCCTGCACCATACAGAACTCTTTACAATAGTCTTATTATCATTTAGCATAGCCATATCTATTAGCTCTCTGTATAGTCCTCTTTGCTGTAGAGTTAATTCAAATACAGCCTCTGAGTTATTCCAGTCTTTTGGATACCATGTATAACCTAATTTTCCCATAATATTTTTCACAAAAAAACCCTTTAACAGCTTTCGAGGGTACAACTCTACTCACCATTAAAGGGTTCAATTTATTAATATATTATTGTAGACCTTTTGTACCTGCCTACTATATCTATTGTAATTATTTTTTTAACTTGTACAAATATAAGCTATTTTATTTTATATCCGTTGCTTAAAAATAATTGTATTACCTTTCTAAAAGGGTAAATCGCTTTCCTCCTCAGCTTGTACAGGCGCTTTCTCTGTAGTCTGAGAATCGTCCTTTGTACATCTCCAAGACTGCAACGTTGTGAAATACTTTCCTTGCCATTCATTTGTGCTTACATTAAATTTTACGCTTACTTTATCGCCTACAGTATTATACTTTCTAAACTGCTCTACTTTGTCCTGAGAGAATACCTCAAAAGCATATAGGTTATTGTAAGTTTTTTCTGTGGTTACTAAGTAGATTAGCTTCTGCCATGGAGCGCCATCCTTTCCAGTTTTTGTTTCTGTTTCGCCTATCTTAGTGATAGTTCCTTTTACTTCTAAATCCATAATTTAATTTTTAATTGTTATTTATATTACTGGCAGTTCATCCATTGCCTTATCTACTTTGCCTTGTTCAATATTCTCATTAAATATATTCAAGTCTGTTCTATCATTTTGAAATATAAAATGGTTGCATAATGCTTCATACATACAATCCCTAAACATAGGGTCTTCTAGTGCGCAAAATATAGCCTCAGATAGTTGCTCATGTGTTGCACTAATTATAAGCGCAGAGCTGTCATCTTCTAAAAGACCTGAAGACCTTAAATACATTACAGATGTATCTGCATTTAATTTTACACCGCTTTTAAATAGGTTAGATATATCTAAGTCTAAGTCTATTAATTCTTGTTTTCTTTTCTCTGTTAATTCCATAGTTTATTAATTTTTAATTGTTTACAAATATACTAAAATTTTCTTAACTGTTTATGTTTAAAGTGCCTAGATAATATCTTTTCTACATTGCTTAATTCATCCCACTTGTAAGTAGGAAGCTCAGAACCATAACGCATTTCATTACCTGCATACGGTTGTTTAGATTCTGTAAACATTACCCCTTTATAGTTTTTCATATTGAAAAGCATCTCACCTACGTATCTATTTCTGTAATACTTAACGCTGCCTAGATTCAATCCGTATGCTTTCGATACTTCGTTAACTGTAAAGCCATCATTGAACTTCTTATAACATAAATCTTTGATAGTTACTTTCTTTTCTTTTGGCTTGTTGCTTTCTTTTACTATTTTATCCATTACTCCAAAGGTATGTTTGTTTATATTCTCTATTTTCTATAAGTACTAGCGTTCTATTAAAGTGGTTTTCTAACCAAACTCCATGCTTATTATACCAGTCGATTGCTTTCTGTTCTGTCATAAACCCTCCACTATAGTTTTCTAATACATTATCTTTGTTATAAACCTTATACTCAAATGGTTTAAAGTTTCTTACTATTATATCCTTTCTCATTAGCTTAGTATTAGTTGCTTGTTTAGTATCGAATCTCTGTACTCAATATAGAACTTTCCGCATTCGATTACTCGCTCCATTATCTCCCTCTCCTTTTCTACGTCCCTTTCAAATGATATTGTAGTAACTCTTAAAAAGGGGTCGTGTTTATCTACTTTGTGTATATCCCAATTATCCCATTCTTTTAGTAAGTAGTCAGGAGTTGAAACCATGCAGTAAGCGAGTTCTGCTTTAGGCTTATTATAAAGCCACATATAAGCTCTAAGTTGCCATTCATAATCTTTGTTATTTACATCTTCAGGAGATGCAGGAAATGTCTCCAAACTCCATGAGCTTTTAATATCTATTATTTTGTCCTCTGCATTAATGTCGCACTCGCCAGTTATAAACTCGTTAGAGAGACGTTCTGTGTTCTTTAGGTATAAAGTACTATGTACCTCGTTATAAAGGTCTATACTCGTGTCCTCCATGTCTATACCTTTAGTTAAATATTTACTATCTATTGTAGACTTGTATCCAAATAAATCTTCTTTTACTAATTCTTTTATGTAGGTCTTGCAACCTGCTGACAATGTATCTGTTTTCTTTCTAGGGTTTGTCATTATCTTTCCTAGTGCGCTGCTTCTTATTTTCATAGTTATTTGTTTTTAGTGTAATAGCTTCTTAGCTTTAATCTATCTTCCTCCATTCTTATGTAATGTGCTTCTTTCATTATTGGCTTATAATAAAATTTATTCATTTCTAAATCATAAAGATATAAGTCATCTTCTTGCATTCTTCTTTGTCTCTGTTTATTGATATTTATTTTAGGTTTTACATTTCTATACTTATTGCTGCATCCTACATTGCACCATATTTTATCCCTTCTATTTGTAATAAATTCAGTATCACACATAGGACATTTTAATTTTAATTCTTTATTCATAGTTATTTGTTTTTATTTACATCCTAAATTTTGAACAGGGTCGACAAAAGGGTTTTCATTTGTTGTTTTTTCTTTTGAATATACCCAAAATTTAAAAGGCTTTATTCTATACAACCCACAATTTATACACTCCTCCTGTTCTGTGAATTTATTTTTTTCTGTTTTTTTCCATTTATGCCTTTTCATAGTTATTTTTTTATGTAATAGTTTTCTAATTCAAAAGCGTGTGACCTTTCTAATAGTTCTATTCGCGTTTCCTGTGCTTTTACTAATTTTTTATAGGCTTCTATTCTGCTTTCTAAAGCAATGATTCTTTTGTCTGCTGTTTCCAGTTCGTTTCTTAATATCGTTTCCATGTTACTTAGCTTTTAGTTCGTTATACTTTACTATCTGCTCATCTGTTATAATATACTTATCTTTTAAGTCTTTTGAGTCAGTACCTTTTAGCTTTTCGCCTTGTGCGTGTTTAGCTGTGAATGTTACTTTGCCTACTGGCTTAGGTTCTGAATCTGCATCCTTTGTATCGTCTATTAAAAACAAACCATTAAGAGCATACTTTCTAGCATAAGAGGAGGAGCTTCCAAAAGACTGCGCTATATCCATTCCTTTCTTATTTGGGTTTATACCTGCCTGAGCAGAAACTGCTACGTCTTGTCCTTTCTCATTTATTATAGTTGCTATTGCTTCTACAAATATTAAACCTCCGACCTCTAGTATATTGTCAGATATGTACAAAGTACATTTATTCTTTTTTAATAGTGGTTTAAGAGCCTCTAAGACATCTTCACAGTTTCTGTACTTATACTTACCAAAACTATTGTATTGGCTCTTAGGTGCTTTTAATTCGCTTTGAATGTTTAGTAGTTCTTTCATTTGTTTAAGTTTTTATATTTATTAATTTCTTTTTGTTCCTGAGCTTCGCGCTCTGTAGCGTGGTGTGAAATGTCTTTAGTTGTGTAAGTGCCATTGTCCCAATAGTCAGTAGTAAATACTTCCCAAAGGTCTTTATGTACTTTCTGCATCTCGCAAAGTGAATGAGTTAATTTATGTTTCATTAGTTAAATTTTATTTGTTTAGCCATTAATAAAGCTCCTACCAATATGTAAGAATACTCGTGCCCTTCTCGCTTGTACTTATCTTTGAAGGTTTTAATCATAGCCTCAATAGATTCGCATTGAGATTCTGTCTTAAGCGTTGCAATACTTTTGCAAATTTTGTTGAATGATGTTTCCATAGTGTTATAGTTTTAAAGTTTTCAACAATAATATATATAACTTTTGGAATAAAAAAATTTTGAAGCAATTATTTTTAATTAGGCACAAAAAAAAGAGCTAACAACTGAATGTTAACTCTCTTTCCAAACTAAACTAAACTACGAATGTGCAAATATAATACTTTTATTTTAGTTACTGTTTTTTATACTTATTTCTTTTGCGCGTTCTAGTATATAACTATCTACCTCTAGGTCTGCTTTAGTGTACATTCTTACCATCTCCTCAAAGCTGTACATTATATCGTGAGGGTCTGGAATAGGAAAGTAAGTGCTATACTCTATTTCGTTATCCGATAGTTCTATCCTTGTCATTAAAAATAATGTGTTATATGTGAAACTCTACCCATGTCTTTAGAATGTAGAAAACCCTCTACAGCTACCATATTACTATATCCGCTTTCTGCGTGCCATAAATCTGCTGAGCTAGGCGAACGCAAATAAGTTACATTACATCCTGTAAAATCTTTTCCTGACTTAAATTGTGTTTTGTCTTGATGGTGTACATGGTGCAAATAAGCATATCTAAATTTAGTATCTGCCCACATCTGAGGCTGCTCGTTTGCCATTTGTAAAGGTAGGTTAGCCATTTTGCCCTTATGTCCATGTTCAAACTCTAGCATTGAATTGTGAAACTGGTAATACTTTCTATACTTTGGGCTTATGTCGAATGTGATATTTTTACTCTTTCTAAACCATGCAGACAATACAGAAGCTAAAAGACAACCACTCATTTCATCGTGATTACTAGGGCAATGTATTATATCAACATCTGCAACCTGCATACATAACTCTATACATTTAATATAACAGTCCTTTGCAATGTTAAAAGCAGTAAACCAATTTACATCTGTGTCCTGTGGTGTAAACTTAGTAGTTGATTTGCTTAGGTTATCCGTATTAAGTACATCGTTTCCAATTACGAAAACAACCTTTTCAATATTAAAGCCACTAGCTTTTTGAATAAGTCCTTTAGTTCCTTCTATTGCTCTTTCTACTGCTATCTTACTATTATAGTCTGCTCCTGTTAAGTGAGCTTCTGCATACTTGTTTATGTGTAGGTCGGCTATATCTATTACCAACAAATGTCCATCTGTTGACTTGGTACGTTTAATAGTTGGATAAGTTGGAGAGTACTGTTCTAGCTCTTTTATTAAATCTTCTGCAAACTTATTCTTTTCTTCTGTCTTAAAGTTGGGGTTCTTAAAGAATAGACTACTCTTATCTGTCTTGAGCCAACCATGTTTTACATCATCGGGATTAATACCTGCTGCAATGCTCTCCTCTTTTATCCTTCTGTAGTTTTGGATAAGGTCGAACTCGTCATCTTTTAATCTTAATCGTTTAGTATTTCTATGCATAGTTTTTAATTTGCGTAAATATACAAAATACTATCTAACATAATTTCTACGTAGAATAACAAAGAACAAAGCAGCTAGTAATACAATTAGAATAATGTTAAATCGGTTATCCTTTTCAATTACTTTAACTTTATCTACAGTAACTAGCACCTCTCTAATTATAGTATCTCCTTTACATTCGACCTCGTGGTAAATCTCTTGCCTGAGAGTGTCGTAAAAGTACCTTAAAAAGACTTTCTCATTGTTTACTACAATAGTACTATCATGCCTGTAGAAAGTCGCTGTAGTGTCATGTATGTATTTATCTACTATTACTGTATCAATAACCTTTATAGTGTCATTAATAACTAAGCCATGTTTATAAGCATAGTTCTCTGCTCTCTTTACTTTACGGTTAAGTCTGTTTTGAGGATTGCAAGAGGTTAAGAATATAAGTATAAGGATTAATCCTTTCACTTTCTTAACTTAGCTACAGCATCTACAACCGCTTGACCGCCTATATAAAGTACAGCTACGTTTACCCATTCAGTAGAAGCTATCATACCAAATCCAACAAAGAAACTAGCTACAATAAATACGCTAAGTTTCTTACTTATAAAGTACCCTAAAAAATTGTCTATCTTTCCTTTCATAATTAATCGATTTGAAAATGTGCGCCATCTTTCTTCCAAAGGTCATAACCCCAATTTAGGATTATGCCATAGTCGGAGGCTGTTTTTATTAAATGTCTAGCAATAGGTTCTAAGTATTTTAGATCCCACGAGGCTTGTTTTTCTACATAAGCATAAATGTCAAATGCTTTCCCAGTCATGTGATAGCTTTTAAGTGTCCAAGTGATTCTGCTCTTGTCAGGTCTGCCTTCCAGATTAGTTATGCCCTTTTCTATTAACTGCTCAGTAGTGCGACCTCTAGCATATAGCTCCTCTTGTCTGCGATAACTCCTAAAGCCTCCATCTCGTGGGATGCCAAAATCATAAGGCGAGTCTTTTATACCCTCCTCTAAAATAGTGATAAGAATAGGAGATACGTACTCCAAACGGTCTAAACTTCTGCTGCTGAATCTGTACATTATATTTTTAGTTCGTGGATAGCTGTAATTATTCTAAGCTCCATTGCTTGCATCTTGCCAGTAATGTCAGTTATAGATGTGTCAGACTTTTCTCTGTTTTCTTTTACTTCGTCTTTTAAAGAGTCTAGTCTTTTATGGAGTACTTTAATGTTATCCTCTGAAGTTTTTTCTCTTTGACTAAGTAAGCTAACCGATCCTTTAATTTTAAACCAAAAAGCAAAAGCTCCTCCTGCTGCGCACCCTATACTTATCAAAGCATTTATTCCTAATGTTATCCCTTCTTCACCCATTCTCTATGTGTTTAAATTGTTTCTATCGGTTCGCTCCATTCAGGAGTAGCCATTAATTCTAGTATTGCATGATGGTCGTAAGTTCCTACTGGAATAACCGTTAAATCAGTTATAAAAGTAGGCACATATCCTTC